GAAAGAGAGATAAGCATATACGAGAGTCTGTTCGATGTAGACTCTTCTCATGTGATTACTGTAGGTCAAGCTCTAAAACGAATCAAGCAAGGTAAGAGCAGGGGAAAGGTTGAGCAGATAAGGAGACTTGGTAGCGGAGAAGAACGTGATAGTGTTAAGAAGAGCCTTCCGTCTCCATTGTTTTCGGGCTTATTCAAGTCACGTAACGACAACAACATAATCTCATACACGGGATTGATATGCTTGGACTTTGACCACTGTAATATCGCTGACAAGGTAGCCGAACTAAAGAGAAACAAATACGTAGTATCTTGTTGGGTGTCTCCAAGCGGTAATGGCGTTAAGGCTTTAGTTCAAGTTTCAGAGCCTGAGAGACACTTAGAACACTTTGATGCGCTTCTTGAGGACTTTAAAGACCTTGACCCGTCAGGAAGAAACCTCAGTAGGATATGCTTTGAGTCTTACGACCCTAAGATTTATGTTGCCAGGAAGTGGGATGTGTATGACAGGTTTGTTGAGAAGGTGTACGAGGCTATGCCCATCAAGGTAACGACAAACAACACCGTCTACGAGAAGCTAAAGAAGTGGATGATTAACAAGGGCGAAGGTTTCTTTGAAGGTAACCGTAACAACTTCGTATTCAAACTTACCTGTGGATGTCTGAGGTTCGGTCTTACTAAAGATGAAGTACGTGACTCTATGATTGGCGATTTCTGTGGGGGTTCGTTTACCGTGAAGGAGTTAGATGTTATTCTAAACTCTGTCTACAGAAACTACATCTCAGACTTTAATACTGCCGAGTTTACTGATGACGATAGACTGATACATAGCGTAACAAGGGAGAGCATAGAGGAGAAGCTTGAATCATTAGACGGACCGCTTGAGGATGTGATATACCTTAACGACATCTTTGACGATATGCTCAAGGACTTTCACTCTGGAAATCAGAAGGGTGAGACAACTCACTTTCCAGGTATTGACGAAAGGTTTAGATGGATGCGTGGTGAGATAACGATTGTAGGTGGTATTGGTAACTTCGGCAAGTCTACGATGATGCTACAGCTAATGCTTATGAAATCTTTGATGGACGGGTATAAGTGGGCGATATTCTCTCCCGAACAGTACCCACCTAAGTTCTTTTACAACCAATTGATTCACGCTATGGTGGGGAAGTCACCGTACAAGCATCATCAGAACCAAATGTCCGAGGATGAGTACCGCAAGGCTGCTGAGAAGATTAACGACAAGTTTTTCTTCATCTACCCTGAGAAAGAGATGCCAAGTCAGGACTACATCAACAGAAAGTTTGTAGAGACGATGATTAAGCACAACATCGATGGGTGTATGATTGACCCGTTTAATGCGATATACCGTGATAGAAGTACAAGAATGCGTGACGATCAGTATCTTGAAGACTTCTTCCGAGTACAGAAGAAGTTTGCTTTGGAGAATAATGTCTACATGGTGATTGTAGCACACCCAAACAGCTCCATACAGAAGGATGAGCGTACAGGTGACTACAAGACACCGAGGGTGTATGATTTTGCAGGTGGGGCTATGTGGAATAACAAGGCTGACAACATTATCATGTTTCACAGACCATTCTACAACTCACAACCACAAGACTCTACGTCTCTGTTTATCTCTCAGAAGATTAAGAAAAAGGAGTTGAACGGGACTACTGGAGAGGCTATGCTCACATACGATGTGATGAAAGGTCGATTCTATGACGATGAGATTAACCCCTTAGAGAGAGATGAAAATGCATACACAGTACCTAACAGTAGGGCTATGATTAACGCAAGGCTTCCGTATAATGATGACGAAGAGGAAGTCCCATTTTAAAAACAAAAACAATGACTTATAAAGAAATAATAAAAAAGTTTGACAAAGATATATGGTGGCAAAAAAAATCATATCTAAGAGAAAATAGCTGCCCATCGTATTGGAGAAAAATGATATTTATTGAGTCTCACGACTTAGGTATAGAAGATTGGAGAAAAATAAGGTCTGGGAATTATTACGATAAAAGAGATTCTTTGTCCAATGTAAGTAGAGATAGGTTTATCTTAAAAAAAATACTTGAATACAAGGGCAAGTTTTAGACCGTAAATAGATTACGAACACAAAAACTAAATTAGCAGTATGATTAAGAAAGAATGGGTAACAGAAATTAAAGACAGAACCCCTGAGTGGTTCGAGTACAGAAAAAACGGTCTAGGAGCATCGTCTGCCGCCATCGTATGTGGCATAAGTCCTTACAAACCTACACCGATGCAGTTGTACCACGAGAAGGTAGGAACAATGGAATCAGAGAACTTTATGTCTCCACCTGCATTTCATGGGATACACCAAGAAGAATATGTTGCTAACCTTTGGCGTTACTATGACGGAACTGAGGAAGGGTATATGGAGCAGTTTGAGAGTGGAAATATTATACGCCAGGCTGACCATCTTGTGGGATTCGTACAGAACCCTAAGTACCCACACCTGTATTGCAACCTGGACAGGGTTATTGAGAAGGGTTCACGTAAGCTAAACGAGGACGGAACATTGTCTGACGAGATAACTACCAAGCCTTGTCCACTTGAGATAAAGACTATGAATGGTTTTGTCTACAAGAAGTATGATGGCGTTCCTGATATGTACATAATACAGGTTCATCAGCAGATGTTGATAATGGAGTGCGACTACGCTGAGATTGCTATACTGATTGACGGAAGAGGATTTAAGGTATTTCCAATAGAACGTAACGAGGGAATCATTGAGATGATAACCGAAAGCACCTATGACTTTTGGAAGAGAGTTATACAAGGAAGACAGGCGTTTATTCAAGCCGAGCAGGCTAAAGAAGACGGAGAATACGACAAGTACGATGACTGGATGGGAGTTATCCAACACCTTGAGCCTGAACCTAACGACAACGAACACTACTCAGCGTTTATATCAGAGACACACGAGGTGGAGCAAGAGATAATGCAGGGAGATGAAGACCTACTAATGCAGTGTAAGCACCTTCAGACAGTTAAGTCAATGATAAAACAGCTTGAGAAAGAGAAGCGTGAACTTGAGAATAAGATAAAGAATGAGTTCAGAAAGGAGTCTGTTGAGAAGATTGAGTTCCCAGCGAATGGATACATGAGATACTACCAACGTGCCAACAATAACACTAAAATGTTGGACGTAAGAATCAACAAGCCAGACGAGTTCACTATAGGTGTAGAGCTTGAAAAAATTGACCGAGAAATAGGATATATCATCTAATAATTATACTTTAGCGCAATGGAAAAACTAATAAAACTACAGAACGAACTCAATGTTCCTAAGACCGAGCTTAATAAGTTTGGAGGGTATAAATATCGAACTGTAGAGCAAATTCTTGAGGCTGTAAAGCCTTTACTTGACAAGCATGGTCTTTGCTTAAATCTAACCGATAAGGTTAGCGAACTATGTGGGATACCATACACGGAAGCACACGCAACTATTTTTACTATAGACCCCAAAACAAAAGAGCGTTTTTTAATAGCCTCCTCAGAGGGGTACGCAGGGATAGATGTTAACCAAAAAGGGATGAGTATTGGGCAGTGTTTTGGAGCCTCCTCCTCGTACGCTCGCAAGTATGCTTTGAATGGGCTTCTGTTGATTGACGATAACAAAGACCCTGACACAACAAACACTCACTCTACTGTAAATCCAAGGAAGACAACCACTGTAGAGAAGAAGGCAGGAGTAAAGAAAAAGGTAATGGCAGGTACTGCTGAGTACAACAAACTACTTAAATGGATTTATACACCTAAAGGATCAATAGATAAAGCACTTGAGATGTACGATATCGACAAGGCTACGGAAAATATAATCAGAAAATCAGTTAAATAAATCAAAGTAAAATGAGTTCAGTAAACAAAGTAATCCTAATCGGAAACGTAGGTAAAGACCCAGAGGTTAAGCAATTAACAAACGGCAAGGTAGCCAACATTGTTATGGCAACGTCTGAGAAGTACAAGGATAAAAACGGTGACCGCCAGGAGAAGACCGAATGGCACAACATCGTTATCTACGGAAAGCTTGTAGACATCGTTGAGAAGTATGTAAATAAGGGAGACAAATTATATATTGAGGGGAGTATTACCACACGTAAGTGGCAAGATAAAGAAGGGAACGACAGGTACAATACCGAAGTAAAGGCATTCAATATGACTATGCTTGGTGGAACGGAGAAGAGGTCAACTCAGCCAGAGGCAGTAGCGGCAGGATACGATGAGGATTCGCTACCCTTTTAAGTATCTGATTATCAGTTAGTTAAGAAGCCCTGTCGTAATGATGGGGCTTTTTATTATCTTTAAATATGGCTTACAAGAAAAAAATAAAGCTAACCATAACTG